TATTCTTAGTGGCGTTGGTTCACTCATGATTGCTTGGTTGATACTTGAAGTATACTCTGTGTATTCTTTGATGAGTAGGAGGAAAAGGGGCTACTTATGAAATTGTAATATTTCTCATTCATCTATTTGCCTCCGATACTGCTTACAAAATTTTCTGCATATAATCCAAGGTTCACATTCATCCTCTAATCCCATGATTCCTACATAGCCCTCTATCCTATGAATCTCTTCATATAGATAGGCTGCTTCCTTTTCAGTAAATTCAAATTTGATTAGTTTTTTATTCATGAGTTTTGATCCTTATAGCTAATCTTTGATTCTTTTCTTGCATATATCGCTCTTAATATTTTTGCTGCAATATCATATGCTCCTGCTTGATGTGCTTCATTAGGAATCCTTTTCCTAGATTTAATTTCTTTTTCTGCCCATTCATAAAAAAATTGAAGTTCTTTATCAGTAAAATAAGAAGTCTCGGCAATAATATTATTTTTCATGCTGCACACTCCTTATGCAAGTTAAGTCCATTCACTTCTACAAATTCGCTAATAAATTTCTCTACTTTTCTCATTACCTCTCCACTAACTGACGCATAGTCATACTTATGACCATAAAGGCATAATCCATTCTCATATTTGCCCCAATGATCATCCATAATCGTATCTATGTAATAACTAAACCCATAATTCTTATTAGGTACGTTATTAAAATGGAATACAATTAAATATTGATGTGTACCTTGTTTTTTCCATTCATCTATTGAAGGCCCATCAGATTTTTTGATATATATATCTAATGTTTTGCCTTCACAAGTAGTTTCATTCAAAATGCGATTAATTAGTTTCATGATCTTTAAATAAATTGGTTTGTAGGTTTGTTTTTTTAATCCGTTTTTGATAACTAGGATTTGCCTCAAAAGCAATCCATTCATCACTAGGAGGATCAATCCAGCATCGAACGCCATTCATTACTTTGAATCGCAATAATTTTCCATTCATAATGGAATATTTGATCTCATTAGCCATGACAATCCTCTCCATAAAGTTCATATTTTTCTTTGCCAGACAATCTATCTTGAGCTTCATCCCAGTAATCGTTATACTTGTCAATCCATTTCCATTGTTCAGGAGTTAAACCAGACTGTTCACAAGTAGAAACATGATCTAAGCCATGCTTACTGCAATAGTCTGTATAAACTTCTTGTAGCCAATCAAGGTCATTCATAACTTAACCTCACATTTACAAGGGAAATAAATTTCAAGCCATTTCATAGCTCTAATAGATTCAGGTAAATCTGATTTACCATTTTCTTTAGTCATAGTTTTAACTCCTTAATAGTTTTCTCTGCTAAATCAAGTGCATTCATTTCTGATTTGAAATGTTCTTGACTTATTTCATTATTAAAAAAAGCATCAACAATAATTGCTTTATTTTGACGTTTTTCTTCTTGTAGTTTGGCAATCTTGTTTTCAAGATGTCTTTTCATTGCTGACATAATAAGTAAGGGATAATTAGTTTAATAGATATCTTTTAAAGTTCTTTTAAATTTTTCAATTCTTATGTTTAATTGTTTTTTATGTGCTTCTTCTATCTCTTTTATTAATTCTTCTTTTGTATTAGCCCACTCTCTCCACACTTCCCAGTTTGAATAAGTTTTGTATTTAACTCTATAGGCTTTAACTAACCAATAATAAGGATTATTTTTTATGTATTCTTCTTTTTCTAATTGCTCACGATAGGCAATGTCTTCCAGCTCTTCTTTTTTTAATAGAGCTGTTTCGTGGTAATCGCTCATAAAACCTCGTTTTTGTTTTTGTTGGTTGTAGTCCTGATGGACTTAATAACATATTAATCTATTAGATCAGAACTTGTCAATAAAAAGACATAAAAAAAACTAGGTGAATTAACACCTAGTTTTGACTGCGGACTGTCTAACAGACAGTCAATAAGTTTTAATATTATTCGTGACTTTTGCCGCAATATCTAATAACTCCAATTGTTCTTTTATTTCTTCTGTAGTCTCACAGTCTAGGGTGTTTACATCGTCCACAATGCCTATTAATGCTCTTGTGATCTTTGTATTTAATTCTTTCTTATTATCGCTCAATTCTAAA